TTCTCTCAGCAGCCTCAATCTCTTTAGGGTCAATAGTCTCGTTATCTTTGGTTGTGAAGTGCCAAGCCTTCCACTCGTCATCATCTCCTTCTAAGCCTAACTTAAAGACATCGTAGAACCAGTTACGTCCACTAGGGGTTGAGATGAATAAGGCTCTACCCTTCTTGTCTGACAGGGAAGCTCGGATGATCTTTTGCCATACGTCTTCCTTAATAAAGGCACATTCATCTAGAACCACGTAGGTAAGAGACACACCACGCAGAGAATCAGGGTTGTCAGCACCACGAACCAATATCTTCCTACCGTTGACGAGAAGGATTTCGAGGTTATTGATATGTGATGACTTAATGACTGGTCGTCCAAGCTCATGTAACAAGTCCCATATAATCGTTCTAGCTTGTCCTAGGGTAGGGGCTATGTACATCACAGCTGACCCTTCAGGACAGTTTAAACCTTCTATAAGGAGGCTTACAGCGGATAGTCTGGACTTACCACACCTTCGTCCTGCTGCTACGACCTTGAAGCGTGTATTGTTCTTAAATACTTCTTGCTGCCAACGTAGCAATTTGAAATTCAACTCAGCCATTATCTTCCTCTGAGTCGTAGTCCTTGATCTCTACATCAGTCACATCCTCTACCATGTCCACCGTAGGCCCTTGAAGACCAGAGATGTTAATACTGATCTGAGGGGTAGAACCTCCAGCTTTAGTAGCTTCAAAGGCAGACACTGGGACAATACGGTCTACAATCAACTTCCATGCAGCAGCTTGGTTCTTATGTTGGTCATCCAATGCTGCATCGTAGATAGCCTCTAGGACTTTAGCTGACTTAGGACTGTTTAACATCCTAGCCTTGTATTCATTGATAATAGCTGTATCCCCTTTTGGACGACCAAGGACACCCTTGTTCTTCTGCTTCTTGGCTACTATCTCACCCTTCTTGGGTCTACCGGGCTTACGCTTTTCTTGTTCAGTGGCTTCCATCTTTGTCCTTGGTGGAGATGTTTGTTTATTGTTTTCTTTTCGGACACAGTTCCTCTAGGGGTGGATAGAAGGCCCGTGTGTACGGTTCGTCTTAATCCAACGCCTCTCCAAGGTAGACTATACAACTATCTACCCCCAAGTTCCCATGAGGGGTGTATTCCCTTTTAGCCTTGACCCTAGTGATACCACCCTGAGTAGTCAAGACATTAACTGATACCTACACCTAGTCCAGTTCGACAGTTAGCCACGGGGGTGTATCGTGTGTCGGTGTTTCCTTCCTCGCAGCCCATGCAGGCTCTTTAGTATCGTCAGGAGTACGATCTACTATTAGCAGATACCAACACTCTATCATACTTTTTTCTATTTGTCAAGCTTTTTTTATTAAATTAGACAAAATAATTACATATATCTTCATAGCCCCTTGTGGGCACTTTAAAGCCCTCTCACAAGGCCCTATGATGTTCGCTTCGCTGGCCTCCTGTGCACAGATTGTCTCCCATGTCTCCCCACTATTTCCCACCATCTGACCTGTCCCCAATTAGTTGTATGACAACTTCCTTGATTTTATTGGACTTTTATGCACTATATTGCATGTTCTTAATTACTCCTTTTTGTGAACTTAGTAGGCTCCCACAAAAGTAACTCACTCGCCCCACCCCCTCCCCCCATGTTAGTTAGTGCTTACTTCGCAGGCAATATAGTTATGAAACATAATCATCAGTATACTTACTAAGTTATCCACAAGATACACTGGAGTTATCCACAGGAACTATAGTGCATGGCATTGTAGCACCTATTTAGAACTATTTAGCACCGCTTGGAAAGTACTGGATAGGTAACCAGTAACTGTCAATAAGTCGACACGTGTCAAATAACCGACACCAGTTTGTAAGTTATCTGTAAGGTTTGTGTCGGAAAGTCGACAGTAAATGTAATACTAGAGTATACATTAGAGTATTAAAGTATTAGTTTATGTCTTGGCATGGTACTTGCATAAGTATTTGCGTTATCAACCACAATCAAAGGTGTTATCATGAAAAACAGATTAATCGATACAGTGCTCTATATCTTAGGGTTTATCTCTATTGTCATTGTATGGCTTACCGCATAATATACAGTCTTCAACAACACACCTAGTACGGGGGAAATATGGTAAAAATTTCAGTAACTTCTAAGCTCGACGGGATAAAATCTTGGAGCTTGCAAGCCCTTGAGACTTGTCCAGCAAGTAAGAATGCGGACGGATCGCTAGTTGACGCATGCAAGGGGTGCTATGCAACGACGGGTAACTATAACTACCCGAACGTAAAAGCACCACGCGCACACAATCGTGAAGACTGGCAACGCTTAGAATGGGTTGACGATATGGTACAAGCTTTGCAAGATTCTAGATATTTTCGCTGGTTCGATAGTGGCGATATGTACACAATCGGCCTTGCAGAGAAAATTCTAGAAGTTATGCAACGTACTCCATGGGTTAAACACTGGCTACCTACAAGAATGCATAAATTCCCTAAATTTCGGGGTGTCTTAACTGAAATGCAAGCATTAGATAATGTAATGGTACGTTTTTCTAGCGATAGTGTAACCGGACAATTTATCGACGGGTTGCATGGTAGCGTTATCGTACCCACAATCGACGATGTAACCCCTAAAATGCAAGCTTGTGAAGCTTATCAACACGGGGGAAAATGTAACGGGTGTCGAGCTTGCTGGGATAAATCCGTGCCTTTGATCGCATATCCAGCGCACGGGGTAAAAATGGCTAAAGTTATCAAAATTGCAAGGGGTTAACATGTACCGGATCCAAGCACACAATTTACGTACGGGTAGAATCGAAGTCTTTATTGTAAACAATAGGGGTGAAACCATGCAAGAATTAGAAAAAAACCCCGATTATGGGTTGATAACCTTTGAATATAACCCTAGGGGTGCATTCTATCGATAAGCCACTGTAAGCCCTTAAAATCACACTGTAAGCCCTTAATTCTAGGGTTTATGGGGTAATTTTGCCCAAAACAATAATTGAACCAGTAAGGTGCAACCATGCTAAAACCATTAACTGAACGTCAAAAGACAATCATTGCAAATAATATCGTTAAAGCTTGTGACGATATTGAAGCTTTAAATTCTACAGGGTATAAGTATTTATATCTTTGCAACGGGTTTATAGCGCATTACAATCTGAACGGGTTTAAAGCTTACTATCGTGAGCACTCCCTTAAACGGGATATTGAAAATAACTACAAGCAAAACCAGTGGAAAAACTTCACTGTAGGTGTTGATCGTGACGCTGAATATTATCATTCTAAGCGTGACATTTACAATATGGTTTTAGGTAAGCTTGTAGCAAAGGACGAATTGGACGCTATACAATTCATGCGTGATCACTTCATTGTAGTTAATATGGGGGCTTAAACATGAAAAGTAAACTAGAATTTCATGAACTTGAACGCATGGCATGGAGGGAAAACAACCCTCTACATTCTGAGCTTGTCTCTATGCGTGAAGAACTGATCCATTTACTAAGGATAGCTAACAGCGTAGCATCACGCTATGATTGTGTCGTTAACAATGCTTTCGAAGACGACGATTTCGCATCAGTGGCATTGTGGGCTACCTTCATTAACCATATTGACAGCTTAGAGCGTGACCTTGGAGAAGACTTATGACTTTAGTACTAATCTTCTACACTATCGACTTTATAATTGAGAGGGATTTATGGTAATGAACATTTTTGACGATTCTGTAATTAGCACAGTTTGTTCTGAATTCTGTACACCAGAAGGGCCTGCAATCAATCCTCAAAGTAACTGGCCTTTCTACACGGCATGGCCGTTCCCATCTGAATTGCCACCAAAGAAACCTAACGATCAACTACCTCAAAGGTATAACCCTGCCAATGACGATGAGGCTAAGATGTGACAATGCTTCTAGAAGGGCTTAAAACACCCCTAGAAGGCACGATCTAGATGTGGGTAATACCTGCACCTAGGTAACTATGTTCAACTCGAATTGAGAGGATTTAAAGATGACACACTGTGTTTGTTGCGATAGGTTGCTATCCGATTACGAAGCAACAAGGAAAAATGCTATGACGATGGAATACATCGACCTATGCAAGGTTTGTTTTGAAGATGTGAAGGGTTTGTTCCCTGTCATAGAACGGAAAGACCTAGTAACTCAGTCGGATTTAGACTTGGAGGGAGATGACGATAGTGTAGAATCAACTTCTAGGGAAATGGACACAGGGGATTGTAGAGACTATATAGACTATATAGTATCTAATGACTCCTATGAAGATTCATAGACGATACATAGAAGTTAATACACTATTAAAGATACCTTAAATACATATAAGTTGTCATTAAAGATACTTTAAAGAGGAAAACACATGGATAAAATTACAGTTGAAATTGACTACGATGGGGCACTTGATGTCTTTTTGGTTGTCTTAAAATCACAGTATGGGGATTTGTCTCCTAACATTGGCGGTGTGCCTATGTATTCCTATGACAAAGAGGAAAACAACATCAAATTCTATGAATTGAAAAAGGCGTACCAATTAGTTATGGAATATAACGGTATTGACTTAGAAACAGGTGGTTGGAACTTTGGGGGACTACATGATGAAAGTTAGAATTATTCAAAAACCTGAGTACATGATTCTTTGCTCAGTTCAGGTTAAAAGATGGTGGTTTTCTCCTTGGGTAGAGGTATACAATGGGGATTTGAAAGAATGTACTAAGTATTATGACAATTTAATGACACATGGGGAAGTTTTTACCATTCATAAAGAAGGGGAAACAGCAAAATGAATGAACCAAAGAATGCAGAAAACTATGGCTTTGAAGATCATTACATTGATGATTGGTGTTTCAAAGAGGAAGCCCATTATCACCACACGATTCAAGATGTAGCTGAGTTAATATCTGTCTACGGTTGGCAACAGGTGTTAAAAGACATTATTGATGCAGAGGTTAAGCTATGATTATGTCTTTGTGTATTTTTGTATTAACTTTGATAAAGGTGTCACTAAAGTGAAAGCAATTATTGAATATGATCTGTTCAACGCACAAGATGCTCACGCATACAAGTGCTCACAGAAGGCCGTAGAAGCCTTTTACACGCTAGAAACCTTGATGGATGACCTAGAGGTATTCCTAGCTAACAAAACCACCTCAGAAGCCTGTTTATTGGACATTCAGAGGGTGTTACTTCAATGGCGAAAGTCTAACAATGTTTAAACCTGCCCTTGGTTGGCGTAAAAGGAGAAAGATTATGAGTAAATCAAGCGACGGAGGAAAGGGTTCAAGCCCTCGCCCTTTTAGCGTATCCCAAGCTGAGTATGATGCTCGATGGGATGCTATTTTCAGCAGAGACTTAAAGGAGGAACCAGAGATTGAGGACGAGGAAGAAGATGATTCTTTGAAGTGTCTACGCTGTGGCGGTGTTGATACTATGTATGTAGCACCTAACGGTATGTATCGTGTATGTGACCAATGCGGTAACGCTGAAAGGATTCTGCATGACGACCCTGACTACTGAAGAAATCATTGAGCTGGCTAGACAGGCTGGAATGGTTGTTGTGAATGACAAATTCAGTTTGCTTCCTTTTCTTGAAGCCTTTGCCAAACTGGTAGCCAGCGCAGCGACAGCTAAAGAACGTGAGGCGTGTGCAAAAGTGTGTGATGAGCTGTCCAAAAAACACTCATGGGAAGGCTGTTATGCAAATGAATGTGCAGAAGAAATCAGAGCGAGGGGTCAGCATGAATAACCTAAAAGTGGCCTCAAAGTTCCTCAAACACATACCATGTGAAGCCTGTGGCTCATCCGATGGGAACAGTCTTTACGATGACGGGCATACCTACTGCCATGTGTGCAACCACTATGAAAGCGCAGGTAGTTACTCAGAAGTACCTACCAAATCGAAAGTAAAACCTATGATTAGCAACAACAAAGTTGGTGAAATTAAGGCTATCCCTGATCGAGGGATTACACAGCAGACCTGTGAAGCCTACGGTGTACGACAGGACGCTGCTAAGCATTACTATCCTTACTTTGACCAAGATGGTAAGGAGGTAGCCGCTAAGATACGCCATGTTGAACTCAAGAACTTTAATGTTGAGGGTAGCTGGTCACAAGCGGCCTTATTTGGTCAGCAGCTATTCGCTAAAGGGGGTAAGTACATCACCCTCTGTGAAGGTGAATTAGACGCTCTAGCGGCCTATCAGATGACAGGTAGCAAGTGGCCTGTGGTGTCTATCCGTAACGGTGCTTCAGCTGCATTGAAGGACTGTAAAGCTAACTACGAGTACCTAGATAGCTTTGCAGAGATTGTGATCTGTTTCGACGCAGATGATGCAGGGATTAAGGCTTCCAACGAAGTAGCTGAACTCTTCGGTAGTAAATGTAAGATTGTTAAACACTTAAAGGACTTCAAAGATGCTTGCGACTATCTCCGTAACGGACGAACAACTGAATTTGTTAATCAATGGTGGAGAGCTGAGACTTACGTGCCCGATGGAATTGTGGCAGCGTCTTCCCTATGGTCAACAGTCAATACTCCGGAACCAGCAGCTGAGGCTTTCTATCCATTCAAAGGACTTAACGACCTCCTCTATGGCCTCCGACGAGCTGAACTTATCACTGTCACGGCTGGCTCGGGTCTCGGAAAATCTCAGTTCCTTAGAGAGATCTTGTACAGCATCCTTAAGACAACATCTTGGAACATTGGAGGAATGTTCCTCGAAGAGTCAGTCAGAAAAACTGCTAGAAGCGTTATGTCTCTCCATGCAAACAAGAAACTGCACCTGCCAGACACACCAGTCAGCGAACAAGAACTGAAGGAGGCTTTTGATGCTACCCTCGGAACTGACCGTATTTTTCTATTCGACCACTTTGGTTCTCTTGCTTTGGATAACGTTCTTAATCGTATACGATACATGGCAAAGGCGTGTGACTGTCGTGTTGTGTTTCTTGATCATATTAGCTTGCTTGTCTCTGGTATGGACGGGAATGACGATAGGAAAGCTATTGACGTCTTGATGACTAAGCTAAGGACTTTGGTTCAAGAGTTAGAGATTACTTTGATTTGTGTTTCACACCTCAAACGCCCTAACAGCGACAAAGGCCACGAAGATGGACAGGCAGTCTCTTTGTCTCAACTGCGAGGCTCAGGCGCTATCGCTCAATTGTCTGATGCAGTGATTACCTTAGAGCGTAACTCAATGAGTCCTGATGCCAACGTACGACATACAACTAAAGTAGCAGTTGCTAAAAATAGATATAACGGTCTTACTGGCCCTGCTTGCTCGTTGAAGTATGACTTGGATACTGGTAGAATGTATGAAGTCACGATGGAGGACTTATGATTGAAATGATGATCGTAGGTAGCACAGGCATTGGTTACGCTGTAGTTGGTGTACTCCAAGGCCTCAAAGGGGAATACAGTAACATGGCTATCTGGCTTGGTTACTCTATTGCACAAGTTGGACTCTTTTTGAATTTAAAGTAACATCATGTATAAAACAGTCTTAGCACCTAACGCACCTTGGTACAAGCCACCAGAGCCGCCAAAGCCACCAGAGAAGAGAACCAAGAGAGCTAAACCCTCAGAGATTGACAAGAAGTTTGAAGAGTGGTTATTAACTTTGGAGAAGATTAAATGACTAAGACTTTGACAGAAATGAAAGAGCAAGAACGCAAAGCTTATATTGAAGGTGATGTAGAGAAAGCTAAACTATTCGGTAAACTGATAGACTATTGGCTCAAAGCACAAATCTGGAAAGAGGAAGTATGATTAACGAGTATGACATAAAAGATATGTGGGATAAAGAGACTCAGGAAGCCTATCTCAAGTGGGCTAAAGAGTACGGAGTCCCTTACGATCCTTGGTTTGGTCAACCAGCTGTATCTGCTGCGTGGATTGCTGCTATTAAGTGGTACAGAGAACATAAAGGTGCTGTATGATTGACAACTACGAACGCTTAGTTGGTAGACTCATGGACTTAGAGACTAAGTTCTATGAACTACAAGACAAGTATCAAAACCTGATAGACTCTTATGAGAAACTGAAAGAAACACATGAGAATTGCTCTCGACATAGAGACGAACTTGGCACACGATACGATCCATTTGTGCGTAACTCAGGACATTGATAACACAGAGGATGTAAGAGTATGGAAAGCTCCAAACGGCCTATGGGACTACTTAAAGGACGCTACATTGATAGTAGCCCACAACGGAATAGGATTCGACTTTCATCTGTTGAACAAGCTTTGGGGGACGAAGATTGGCTTGAAGCAGGGCTACGATACTCTCGTAGTGTCAAGGTTGCTAGAACCGACGAGGGAGAAAGGACACTCTCTAGAGGCATGGGGAAACGAACTAGGAAAGGAAAAGATTGATTATGGAAAAGTTTGGTCTTGGATGGTTGGTCGACCTGAAGAATACTCTGGTGAAGCTTTTGATAAACCTATCCCTAATTTGCTTGAGCATTACTGCGTACGTGATGTTGCTGTTCTACGGGATCTTTTTGTGCGTCTTTGTAGTGATCTCGAATCTAAAGGATTTTCTCAAGAGTCTGTTACCCTCGAACACCAAGTAGCAAGCATCATAGCTAAACAGGAACGCAATGGATTCAAACTTGACACAATCTACGCAACTTGCTTACTTGCTGACCTCAAAGGAAAGATGGCAGGAATCTATGAGCAGATGCAGGAGCAGTGGCCTCCCGTCACCAAGGAACGATATTCCGAGAAGACAGGAAAAAGACTCAAGGATGAGACAATTACCTTTAATCCAGCAAGCAGACAGCAGATCGGGGAAAAGCTAATTGAGTTAGGATGGAAACCTAAGAAGTTTACACCTACTGGTCAACCTATCGTAGATGAAGCAGTGCTTGTAGCTTTAGACTTCCCTGAAGCTAAGATCATCGCTGAGTACTTGATGCTACAGAAACGAGTAGCTCAGGTAGAATCTTGGATGGACGCTGTAGGTAAAGATGGTAGAGTACATGGTAGAGTCATTACTAATGGTGCTGTAACAGGTCGTATGACACACAGTAGTCCTAACATGGCTCAGATACCTAACTCAGGTTCTCCATACGGAAAGGAATGTAGACAATGTTGGACGGTAGAAGATGGTAACGTACTTGTTGGTTGTGACGCTAGCGGCCTTGAGTTACGTATGTTGGCTCATTACATGAAGGATGAAAATTATGTCAAGACAGTCACCGAGGGAAGCTCTAAGGACGGCACGGATGTGCATACGGTCAACCAACGTGCAGCCGGTTTGGAAACGAGGGATCAAGCGAAGACGTTTGCCTACGCATTCTTATATGGGGCGGGGCCGGAGAAAATCGGATCCATCGTCGGGGGTTCTCGTGTTCAGGGTCAGCGCCTCATCAATAGATTTCTTGAAAGGACTCCCGCACTCCAACGTCTACGTGATCTCGTCCAACGGTATGCGGAGAAAGGCTATGTACCGGGCCTCGATGGTCGCAAGATTTGGGTACGTAGTGAACATGCGGCACTCAATAGCCTTCTTCAGGGCGCAGGGGCTATCGTTATGAAGAAAGCGTTAGTTATCTTCAATGATAAGATCACTAGGAATAAATGGGATGTCAAGTTCGTAGCTAACGTCCACGATGAGTTTCAGTTTGAGTGCTCAGAGGAGATAGCTGACACAGCGGGCAAAGCAGCTAGACAATCAATCGTTGAGGCTGGTTTGTCGTATAATCTAAGATGTCCTCTTGATGGGGAATACAAAATAGGAAGGAATTGGCGTGAGACTCACTAAGAAGGATGATGCAATAAAACAACAGATCTTGCTAAACATTAGTGATGATTCGTTTATAATTCACCACACGGACACAATGGATATTTTAGATGTATACTTGGTATTGGTTGCTGCCATAGAATACATTGAGGAAGAAGCAACCGGACTTGCAAAACATGAAGGGAAATACTTGCAATGAAACTGGAT